CCGGTGTTAATTACTAAGGTGTCGGGTATACCGGGGCGTAAGGATACTGACAAATAACAAGGAATGCATAAGGCAAATTCCAAGTCAATAAAAAATGGGATTAAGTGGTGACGACGGTACAAGGTGGAAGTCCGACGAGACAGCCAAAAGAAAAATCATCAGCACAAGCCGCATAAACGCGGAAAGTGTCTGGTTCGCCGTTGGCAGAGCAAAAGTAAACGTTGGTGGAAGGTACGTTTCCTTGCAGCTGAGCGGTAGCTAACTTGTCGATGATGTTTGAATTGTTGGATGTATAAAGGGTCGAAGAACCGTCGATGGTAGGGTAAATATGTTGCATGCCGTAACAAGGAATGGTGAACTCAGTGGTTCCTTCCTGAAGAGGTTGGGTCATGGTAGAGACTGCACGATAACCATTGAACCCGATGTTAGGGTCAAATTCAATATAAGTTTCGGTGTTCAAACGTCCAGAAGTCACTGGCTGTTCGATGTATGGGGTGACGTCGCGATTAATCCGGAGTGTTACGGAACAAACGTCACGGCGGTTAGTGTAGTCGTGGATGATCTTGAAGCGGCGACCGCCTCGATAAAAGGCGTAAAAGAAGCCGAAATAGTCAAAATAAGAACTACCAACAATAAAAGCTCTCTGTGGAGTTGCAATAACAACAGAGCCACGTTGTAAGAGCCAAGGTTGGATAAAAATGTACTTGTTCAACTTTTGATCAAAAACTTCTGCTTGTATGAAATGCTTGACGACGGATCGAATAGAAGCGGTGCGTTCACCATGACAGAGCATGTGAGCGTCTTTCGCATAAGAGTCGAAAGGACCATACTCAGCAGAATTAAAATTGTGATTGTCAGACTCGGTTCCAATTTGGGCAGTGGGCAATTGGTCCACTTCCATTTCTTCTTCGTCAATGGTGTTATAAAGTGGAAGAAAATTGGGACGAGTTGTGGGAGGAAGTTGCTCGACTATATCGTTCATCACAGCGTGGCGGGCGACAGCATATCCAGTGGTGGAATCCTGGTTTGCGTCGGGGATGCGAAAAGCGATGTTGTTTGCTGTGACGGGCACGGAAAAACAAAAGTCAGGAGCGCCATTCATTTCCATAAGGATCTGAATGGTTGTAGGACAATTTGGCGCAGCACGAAGTTGTTCATAAACGGAAACCTGAAGGTAACCGTTGGAACTATCGTTGATGAGACCAAGTGCAACCCCGTCAAGTTGATTACAGCGCCGGAAAGGTCGAGTGTGGGCGTACGGAACTGTGTAAGTAAAACCAGACGTGGAACGCAAATCGATGATGGAAGAATGGGAGTGATTGGGATCAAGCGCACCGGTCGCAGATGTGGCCCCTGGAATCCAGGAAACACGAAGACGACCAGAATGTAACTTGGTCTTAACCACCTTGAAGGTAAAAGTGATGCCCCCGCGCCAATAAGCAAAAGCGCGAGAAAGTGCGTAAAGATGGGTAGGGTTGCCTTGCTTAATCTGACGGTCAGTATCGATATAAACAAGATCTGCGATGGCTGCAGTGGGGCTGACATCGAAGGAAGCAATGACAGAACCAGCTAAGTCGGCAGTAGACCAATTGGCTTGTTTGACAAACTCAGGACGGGAGACGATGTGTGCAACAGTCATC